GCTGAAGAATTAGCAAAGAGTAGACAACAACTTTTATCTGGCATATCGTCATTAGGCTACGATCTCGCGCCCGTGACTGGTGAGTTTAGATCCTTACAATACGCACAAGATGAATCAAGGAATCTTGTATCTAATATTTTATCTGAGAATCCTGATAAATTAAAAATGGTTGCTCAAGGTTTAGGAGTGGGGCTAGGTATACTAGGAGCAATTCCAATCGTGGGCTATGGAACACGGATCACGAACCGTGGTTTACAAAAACTGTATGAAACTTTCGGTCCAGGATCCAAGACTGATGAAGTCGTTAAATCTTCTTCACCAACCGATACTACTGTTACGACAAGTCCTGCTTCTAATCAAGTTAGCGCTACAGTGCATGAAGGTTTGTTGGAAAGAAATGCTGTATTCAGAGCATTTGTGAATAACTTACCAGAATACAGACAAACAACCTTTGCTGACAATATTAGAGAGTTTGAAAATTTAAGTAATGAACAAAGAGCATTACTTAATGAAACACAACTCAGAGAAGGACTAGAACCAATAAAATTAAAAGTAGAGAAAGAAGCGCAAAAAGAATATTTACAAGTTCAAAAAGAAAAAGAAAAACAAATTTTAAAATACGAATTAGCTGTTACAAAACCAAATAAAGGCACAGCAATGACCACGGTCAACGAACCATTTACCTTTGGTCAAGGCACATTAAAAAATTTAGGACAAAAACAAAAACATGTCAGAGAGTTTATCGGATCTGAAAGTTATGATGTAATTGCAAGATCAGGAATGGAACGTGCAACTGCAGATCAATGGATAGGATTTCTAAGAAACGCAAGGCAAAAGGGAGTTAAACCTGAAGAATTAGCAGATGCAGGATTATTAAGTTTTAATAATAAGGGTGAACCTATTAGTGGTGAATTATTTCAAATAGCCAAAACAAGTCCAAAAGCAATTCTTACAAAACAAGAACTATTAGCATCTATTGAAACAAATCCAGCTTTCAATATGAAAGTAAAAGATTATGAGTCCTCTGTAAAATTAGATGAATTACTTGATATAAGACAAAGCCAACAACCTTTAGTAGAAGATGTGGAAAAAATATTATTAGAAAAAGCTTTTAATACAAATCCAGCTAATAGAGAAATTTTTCAAAAAATAAGAACAGATTTAGATGATGCTGAGAATTTACTTGATACAATGGCAGGAGAATTAAGAGGAGTTAAAACTGAAACATTCTCAAAGTTAATAAATTCATTTGATCAACTTCTACTGGATTTACCACAAAACCAAGCATTGACTGTTCGATCTTTAAAAGAATATTATCAAAAAATTAATGCATTAAATAATAATGCAATTAAAATTGAAAAACTAGTTCCAAGTCCAAGACACTCCAGTAAACCTTTAGGAGGAAGTGACTATAGAGAAAAAGTAATTTATTATGATAATCCAATACCTGAAAACTCAAGTTCAAAAAGAACATACAGCGCACATTTTTATGATCCTAATGCTGTAGCGTTTACACGGTATGATGTTCGTGGTGTAGACTCATACGGAGATACTTTTTTCTTGTTTGAACTACAATCAGACCCACATCAAAACATAAGTAAAGGTTTTAAAAGAGTAAATGATGAAGCTAGGGATTTAATAGAAAAAAACCAACCTGTTGGTTTAACTTCTGATCAGATGGTAAGAAATAATCCTTTTGCTAATAAAATATCTACACAAATTTCAAAAAGAGAAAAACAAGAAATAATTGATAAAATGAAAAAATATACTGATGCTGCTTCGATTAAACCATTGAATGATGTTGAAATGAAAGATCTAACTAATTTAAGACAACAACTAATTACAAAAGATTTTAAAGCTCCCGAACCTAGTATACAAAAGAAAATGGATAAATATTACGGAGGGGATAGAGTTTTTAGACCTGATGTTAAATCTTATGATTATTTTCCTATGGGTAGAGAAGAAACCTGGGTTAGATTAAGTTTAAAAAGTATGGTTAACTCTGCACAGCGAGAAGGTAAACGTTATGTAGCGCTCGCTCCAGCAGAATTTTTTCAACTAAGTCAAAACAACAAATTTAAAATAGAACAATTTTATGGTTTAGGATCTGGAGATCTTATGCCTTACTTTTCAAAAAACCCTAAAGTTGCAAATGATAAAATTGTTTTTAAAGGCGGACCTGAAGGCATAGGTAAATACAGAGAAAATACTGCAATTAAAAAAGGAGCGGATAGACAAGGAGATGAATTTTATCCCGGTAAATTATCAGGGACAGCTGTCCTACCAAAAGCTGCTCAAGATATAGTAAAAGAAATGGGAGGTAATTTAGCTGTAAAAAAAGTGTTTTTAACCGACCCTACAAAACCTTATAAAATATTAAGTAAAAGAAGAGCAGAAGAAAAAATGAGACCTGTTCAAGCTTTTAAAAGTAAGTTGTACAGAGACAATTTCCTTAAAAAATATGGTGGTGAAAAATATGATGTAGTCGACGAGAATGATCCTATCAATTATGTTGAAAGTATAGTAATAGATACACAAGGCATGAAAAAAACGCCAAGCAAAGGATATAAACTAGGAGGATTGGTAGAAGTCAAGAGAGAGTTCTTCGCACCATTAATTTAATGTTTGATAAATTTATAACGGATTATATTAAAAAAGGAACTAGTGCTGAGGCAACTATTCAAGATCAATTAAATCAAGCACAAGAAACTAGTCAGGGTTTAGAGGGTCAAAAGAAAAAATATGGTGTAGGTTTAAAATCAGGTGGTATAGTCTCTAAAGGTCAAAAATTAGCAAGAATAAAATTAACAAAAATATTTTAAAATGGCAGAAGAAGATATTCAAATTGAAGAAACCGTTGGCACGGCTCCTGAAGCAGTAACCACGGTTATTGATGAAGAAGATAATCTTATCGCTGGTGAGCCCTTACCCGAAGAAGGAGAGCAAGAAAATTTTTACGCAAACCTTGCAGAGAAAATAGATGAACAAGAATTAAAAAAAATAGGTGCTCAGTTAGTTACAGAAGTTAATTATGATAGAACATCAAGAGAAGATTGGGTTCAAGGTTATGTAAAAGGTTTAGATCTTTTAGGGTTTAAGTATCAATCTCTGACAAGACCATTTATTGGAGCATCAGGAGTAACACATCCACTCCTTGCAGAATCAGTTACACAGTTTCAAGCGCAAGCAATTAAAGAATTATTACCAAGCTCAGGTCCTGTAAGAACAGAGGTGATTGGAGCAGAGACAGAAGAAAAAATACAACAAGCTCAAAGAGTCAAAGATTTTATGAACTACATGTTGATGGATAAAATGGAAGAATATACTCCAGACTTTGATCAAATGTTATTTTATCTACCATTAGCAGGATCAGCTTTTAAAAAAGTGTATTACGATGAATTAATGCAAAGAGCAGTTTCTAAATTTATACCAGCAGAAGATTTAGTAGTTCCTTATAATGCAACAGATCTTCAAGATGCTCAACGTATTACACAAGTAGTTAAAATGAATTTGAATGAATTAAAAAAAATGCAAATTACGGGAATGTATTTAGATATTGATTTACCAAAACCTTATTATTCTCAAAACGACGCGAAAGATAAGGTTAATGAATTAGAAGGTATATCACCAACTCCTGAAACAGCCGAAGATATGTACAATATTATTGAAGTACATACTTTTTTAGATTTACCAGGTTATGAAGAAGAGGGTAATATTAAAGTTCCTTACATTGTAACAATTGACGAAGATTCACAACAAGTATTATCTATTTATAGAAATTATAATCCAGATGATCCAATTAAAAAAAGAAAAAATTATTTTGTTCACTTTAAATTTTTACCAGGTTTAGGTTTTTACGGTTTTGGTTTAATTCATATGATAGGTGGTTTATCCAGAACTGCTACCTCAGCCTTAAGACAATTACTTGATGCAGGAACATTATCAAATTTACCTGCTGGATTTAAATCTAGAGGAATGAGAATAAGAGATGATTCTGAACCATTACAACCAGGTGAATTTAGAGATGTAGATGCTCCTGGTGGAAACATTAAGGATCAGTTTCAATTACTTCCGTTTAAAGAACCAAGTGCAACATTATTTAATTTATTAAATTATTGCGTTGAGTCTGGAAAAAGATTTGCTTCAATTGCTGATATGCAAGTTGGAGATATGAGCCAACAAGCACCTGTTGGTACAACTATGGCATTATTAGAACGTGGATCAAAAGTGATGTCCGCGATTCATAAACGATGTTACTATGCAATGAAACAAGAATTTAAAATTCTTGCACAAGTGTTTGCAGATTATTTACCACCAGAATATCCTTACGATGTGTACGGCGGTGAGAGAACAATTAAAGCTCAAGACTTTGATAAAAAAGTAGATGTTATACCAGTAGCAGATCCTGATATATTTTCTATGACACAACGAATTCAAGTTGCTCAAGCTGAATTACAATTAGCACAAACAAATCCACAAATGCATAATATTCATGAAGCATACAGGCGCATGTACGAGGCACTTGGAGTTAAAAATATTAATGGAATTTTAAAACCACCACCAGAGCCACCACGACCATTAGACCCAGCGATTGAAAATACAGGAGCATTACAAATGGTTTTACCTAAAGCATTTCCTCAACAAGATCATGATGCACACATTGCAACACATATGGCATTCATGATGAGCAGAATGGTGCAGATTAATCCTCAAGTGTATGCATTATTACAAGGTCATTTAATGGAACATGTAAGTTTGAAAATTAAACAACAAGTTTTAGCTGACTTTCAAAATGATCCAGCTATGCTACAACTTCAACAAAGTGATGAAGATGCCTTTGCAATTGAATTTGACAGTGAAGTAGCGAAGAGACAAGCAAAAATGACACAAGAATTAGCTCAAATGGAGACACAATTTGATGCTCAAAAGGGACAAGATCCATTAATTGGTTTAAAACAACGTGAATTAGACCTAAAAGCTATGGATATACAAAGAAAAGCAGTCGAAGAGGCTAAAAAAATGAATTTTGAACGTAATAAGTTTAGTGCTCAGCAGACTTTACAAGAGGACAAACTTAATTTAAATGAAGAACTAGGGAAAAAGAGAATAAATTTAGCAGAAGCTAAATTAAAACAAGATTTAAAAAAACCTACGCAGAAAAAGGAGTAAAAAATGCCAAAAAAACCTCTCGATAAAGATTACGATGAAAGATTTAAAGCTATTCCAGTGTTAGCAGATACTGCAATTTCAAAAGATCAAAGAGCATCTATGAATAAAATCTTAGGAGCACAGCCGCCTGTTAAAAGAGCTGGAAAAAAAGAAGGTGGAGAAATGAAGAAAAAAAGTTTTCCAGATTTAACAGGTGACGGTAAAGTTACTATGAAAGATATTTTAAAAGGCAGAGGTGTCATTAAGAAAAAAGGTGGAATGATGAAAAAAGCTGACGGAGGATTAATCCGAATGCATAAACAAATGGCAATGAGCACTAAAAAATTCACATGATGAACGGAGCTAAAAAAGGTCAGAAACCTAAAAAACCAATTAAACAAAAACCAGTTAAAGCATTAACGGGTTTAGAAATTGCATTAATCGGTGGAGCAGCAGGTTTAGCTGGTTCACAATTAATGGGTGGTGGCGGAAAACAAGCTGCAGCAACTCCATTAAATAATCCAGCAGCTTTAATTGCACCATTAAGTGGATTTGTAGGAAAAGAAGAAGAAAAAGAAAAAGCACCAGGAATGAAAATGGGTGGTTTATCTGGAGGAAAAAGATACGGAGCTCCTCCTAAAAAAGGTCCAATGTCACAAGGCATGAAAGACGGTGGAATGACTTACAACGATAAAATGGGAATTGACGGAGGAACTTCAAAAGGTCAATATGATGTTCAAGTAAAGAAAAAGGTTTTTAAAGGCATATTCTAATGTTACAAATGTTAGGAGCAGTTGCACCTCTTGCAAAAATTTTATTTAATACCATTGAAAAATCTGTTCCTGATAAAGATCTTCAAGAAAAATTAAAATCACAATTACAGACACAATTACTTCAATCTAATACTGCAGAATTACAAGCAGCAGCAAAAATTGTTGAAGCAGAAGCTAAAGCTGGTTGGTTCTCAGCAAGTTGGCGTCCATTATTAATGTATGTATTAATATTTATTCTTGTATGGAATTATGTGTTAGGACCAGTAATATTATTCTTTTTTAAAGCTTCTATAACAATACAATTACCAGGAGATGTGTGGACCCTTTTGCAGATTGGGCTCGGGGGGTATGTCGTAGGGCGCAGCGCGGAATCAGTTGCACGAACGATGGCTAATAAACCACAACCAAAAGAACAGGAGAACGGATAATGATAGAAAGATTAAAAGATTTAATTGCGAATAATTTTATCGCTAAAAAAATTCAAGAAAAAAATAATATTCTATTAAGAAGTCGTAAAGAAGTAGAAATAAATGGTAATGGAACTTCTGG